GAGTTCGAATCTCCCTTCCGCTACTTTATTTTTATTTAAGAAAACCTTGTGAAGCCTTGATTTTACTGAAAGAAAGGAGTTTTTGAATGGTGTCTTTTCTAAAGGTCAAAATCAAAGGTAACACGAACGGATGTATGGACGCTTAATGCGTTCTTTTTTTTTTGTATTTTTTGACGGCAAACTGTCGGAATCGTGACGGTTTTGCCGCCTTTTTTTATGCAAAAATATAATCAAAGGGAGGGATGGTGGTGTTTTCAGATGAAGTTCTTGAAAAAATTTTTGCCAGAAAAGAGTTACAGTCCTTGGACTTGTCAACGCAGTCGTCTATCATACACGCAATAGAAGATGTTTTAGAGGAGGTCAAACAGGATGAATATGAGCGGAGCATACCAGAATCCGATTTATAATCAGCAGATGCAGCAATACGGGCAGCAGTACGCATACAATCCGTATATGAATCAGCCACGCATTGATAATACACAAAATTATATGCAGGCACCGCAGCAAATTCAGCAGCAGATCCCGGTTCAAACTTTTGGCATAAATGGAAAAGTAGTTCCGGCGGTAGAAAACATCACTGCCAATGATGTGCCAATGGATGGCAGCGTTGCATTTTTCCCAAAACAGGATATGACAGAAATATACGCTAAAAGTTGGAACGCAGATGGCACAATTCGCACAATCGTTTTTAAGCCAGTTTCGCATGATACTGTTAGCAATTTATCGCATGATACTGAAAAATTGAAATTTGACCTATCAGACGAGTGCACAGGTGCATTTATGCAGAAGTTTGATGAACTTTTTGGGAAGATTGAACAGATAGAAAACCGATTAGATAAAATTCCAAGCAGTCAAAGAAAAACTTCACAGGTAAAAAAGGAGAGTGATCCAGAATGAATCCGGCACAATTATTGTTAAATCAAATGATGAATTCTCCGCAGGTTCAAAACAATCCTATGGCAAAAAATGCCATGCAAATGTATCAAAGCGGAGATACAGGTGGACTTAAGACAATGGCAGAGAATCTCTGTAAAGAAAGAGGAATTACGGTAGATGAAGCAAAACAGAAAGTTATGAGTATGTTTAATCATTAGTACATTTTGGGGTGCGCGCAAAATAACCGGTTATCCCATTTGTAAATAGATCAGATGGAGGTAAACAAAATGTTTAATGGAAATGCAATGCCTAGTCTTGCTGATATTGCAGCAGTGACAGGAAACGGAAGAAACAATGATGGTATGTGGGGCGGCGATGGCTGGTGGGCTATCATTATCTTCGCTATGATCTTTGGCTGGGGCGGCTTTGGCGGCAATGGCTGGGGAGGAAACGGAGGTATGGGAGCGACAGCATCTGCATACACCGACTCTGCAATTCAGCGTGGTTTTGACACGCAGGCTATCATCGGAAAGTTAGATGGTATCACAAATGGTCTCTGTGATGGATTTTACGCACAGAATACCGCCGTTATGAACGGTTTCCATGGTGTAGACAATGCAATCTGCAACCTTGGCTACCAGACACAGCAGGGATTTAATACCACAAACGTGACACTTATGCAGGCGCAGAATGCTTTGCAGTCCCAGTTGGCTAATTGCTGCTGCGAAACCAGAGAAGCTATCCAGGGTGTGAACTACAATATGGCGCAGAACACATGTGCACTGCAGAACACCATGAACAGCAACACAAGAGACATTATCGACAGCCAGCAGGCAGGAACAAGGGCAATCCTTGATTACCTGTGTCAGGAAAAGATTTCTTCCTTACAGGCAGAAAATAATGACTTAAGAAGAGCCGCATCACAGGATCGCCAGTCTGCATTGCTCACTACTGCAATGTCAGCGCAGACACAGCAGATCATCAACGCTGTAAATCCGGCTGCAATCCCGGCATATGTTGTTCCAAATCCTAACGCTTATGCGTATGGCTGTGGATGCAACACAGGATGTAGCTGCTAAAAGTAGCTGCTACACAAAATTGAATAATTGAGTATCTTAATTGAGTTTAACTCGATTATGTCTGCTGTGCAGTATTGCTTATAAACACAAAGGGCAGACTATAATGTTTGCCCTTATTTTTGAAAGAGAGGTAAATAATTATGGCAGAATTTACAGGAATTGCAATTCAAACTGTCGCGCAGGGAGAAGATGTAGCATTTACAGAAACTCCGGTATGCGCAACAAAATGCATTGTTCATAGACAGGGAAGTGGCATTGTTAAATTAAGAGGACTTACAAATCAGTGCCGGGCAAGATTTTTGGTATCTTATTCCGGGAACATTCAAATTCCTACCGGTGGCACAGTTGAAGCTATTTCACTGGCTATTGCAATTGACGGAGAACCGTTGCAGTCAACTCGAATGATTGTTACACCGGCGGCAGTTGAAAACTTCTTTAACGTTTCGGCGCAGGCATATGTGGACGTTCCTCGCGGTTGTTGTGTTACGGTAGCGGTACAGAATACGTCTACGCAGGCAATCGAAGTTCAGAACAGCAATTTAATTGCGGTCCGGGAAGCATAGGGGGGGCGGTTTTATGGATATTATGAGAATGCACGACATGATTGAAAAACTGTCTGAATGTGCTAAATGCGAAATTGACAAAGGAATTGAAAATATAGACCCATGCGAAATGGGACAGGTTACAGATATGATGAAAGACCTTGCAGAAGCAATGTATTATCGTACATTGATGAAAGCAATGGAAGAATCCAGTGCAGATGAAACAATGGAAATGTTTGAGCGTTACGGAGACGGCAGACGGTATTATGACCGTTACCGGTATGCAGACGGCAGATTTGCGCCAAAGGGAAGAGGAACGCGGAGAGGATATGACGAACCTCCGTACTGGCACATGACACCGGAAATGTACCGGGAAATGGAACACGACCGTGATATGGATCGTTCTTCCGGCAGAATGTATTATACCGAGCCTAAAATGACACCAGATGGTGGAATGCGTGATCGCAGAGAGGGCAAAAGCGGCATGAGCCGCAGAAGCTACATGGAAAGCAAAGAGCTTCACAAAGGCAATACGCCAGAAGACAAGGATGCAAAGATGCATGACCTTGAAAGATACATGAAAGAGCTTTCGGAGGATATGGCGGAACTTATCTCCGACATGACACCGGAAGAGCGCACAATGACAAAAAGCAAGCTGTCAACGCTTGTTTCCAAAATGTAATGGCAGGGGCAGAAATGCCCCTGTTTGTTTGAACATTGACAACTGAATATCAGCTAGTGATTTGTGGATTTGGAAATTTTTCAAAAAGGTATTGACTTTTTGTGCGTACTATTATATATTAAATGTGCGTACAGAAAGAAGGTGCTGAGAATGTCTCCACGCACAGGCAGACCTAAAGTTGACAATCCTATGAATGAAAGACTTTATGTTCGAGTATCGAAGCAAGAAAAAGATGAAATTATGAAATTTTCATCAGAAAGTGGATATTCCATATTAGAACTTATAAGGGCGGGGATTGAAAAGCTAAAAGGTCAAAAAAAATAAGAAGTTGCCACGCTACCAACGAAAACAACTTCTTATCAACCGAGATAACTCTCTGTGAAATATTTTATCATAGAGAGTATCTCTTTTCAAGAAAAAATTGAAAGGCAGGAAAAATCTATGAGAGAACTGTATATTGAAGAAATTACCAAAAATCTGAATTTACTCAGCGAACACTTTTTAAGATGTGTCTGGATTTTTACAAGTAACCTTGCATCCGACAAGAAAGGCGGTGCAAGATGAAAGAACAGCTGATAACGGAAATCCAGAACATACAGGACGAAAAATTTTTGCATTTCATTTTGAACACGATACTTTCATTCAAACAGAAATGGGGGATTTGCTGATGAACAATATTCATATGAAACAATTAGAACAGACGTTAACCAGTATGGAAGTTTCGGAAATGGTTGGGAAAGAACACGGCAAATTATTGAAAGATATACGGCGATATACATCGCAAATCGCCCAAGCCAATATTGGCTTGGGCAACGAGAGCAAAATTGCGTTGGTTGATTTCTTTCGAGAAAATACATATAAAGATGCTAACAACCAAAGCAGACCTTGCTATGACATCACGAAGAAAGGATGCGAATTTATCGCGCACAAGCTGACCGGAGTAAAGGGAACGGCTTTCACAGCTCAATACATCAATCGCTTCCACGACATGGAACAGGCTCTGAAAAATACGCAGGCTGAAATTCCGGAGAAAGACCCGTTTGCACACTGGAGCATCGTAAAAAAGATAGAAAGTGGTAAATGGTTTAATAAAAATAACTGGAAACTCAAAATTATCTGTGACCGGTTCGGATGGACGAGAAAATTTTTATATCACAAAATTCTTGTGGAATTGTCTGACTTACATAACTTAGAACTTGTGGAAAAGTTCTATACAGTCACATATGGGCATAAACCGGAGTACAAGATGGACTTGCTAGACTACAGCAAAGAACTTGCTGGAACAGCAACAAGGTTGCATTAATTATTTGTTGATTGAAGAGCAAGAAGAATAACTTTAAATTTAGAAATCACTGGCTGATATTTGGCTGGTGGTTTCTTTTTTTGGAGGTAAAATATGTTTGTGATAAATGGTATTGAATGGGAAATAAAATTTGTCCGCGGTGCAAGCAGTAAGCTGATGCGATCTGATGGCTCTATCAGCCTTGCTGTGACAGATTGGAACAACAGGGCTATATATGTTTCAGATAAACCGAAAAATGGCTATTTGCGCAAAATACTGGCTCATGAACTTTGTCATTGTTTTTGCTTTTCCTATAACATTCATATGCCGATTGAGCAGGAAGAGTATCTTGCGGACTGGATCAGCCTGTACGGTACTGATTTGATCTATCTTTTGGATGATCTGATGTCAAACATTGATTGGAGGGCAGCATAGTGGACAAAATAGATGAATTGCTGCGGTATATTCACAGAACAAACCCGGAAATGACAAGGGAAAAGCTGATAAATGAACTAAGCAGAAGTGATTACGCCGCACGTTCTTTGCTTTTCACAAAAGAAGTTGTTTGTCAAGAAGAAAAATAGTAAAATGTTTTTGGGGTGATATTATTGTACAATGGATGTCATACATCTTTTGATGTTATGAAAGAATATATGATCTATGGAGCGGAGCTTGATGAAAAATATCAGATCCCGATTGTCCCGGCATGCAGCTTGGATTATTTGCCGGAGGACTCCATAGATTTTGGAGAGAGCTTTTCACAAAAGATAAAAGGGCATAGAAAATTAAATGTGAATTTTTATATTGACGATTCAAAGTTTCAAAGACTGTGGAATAACCCGGATAAATACATGGAACACTTGAAGTGTTTCCATTCGGTCTGTATGCCGGATTTTAGTATTGCTACAGGCGATTGTGGTATGCCGTTTGCTTTGAATCTATATAACGTGTACCGGAATCATGCGCTTGCACATTACATGCTGCTGAACGGGATCCGCGTTATACCGTCAGTAGGCATCCCGGACAAAGACAATTATGATCTTTGTTTTGCCGGATACAGTAAGGGTGGTGTGATCGCTGTATGCACAAATGGAAGAGTGAGGGCAAAGGCAGCTCGGATTGAGTTTTGCGAGGGATTCAAAGTAATGACAGACAGGCTGCAACCGCATACAGTGTTGATCGTCGGGAAGATACCGGATGAATTAAGCACCGATGTAAAGATTGTAAATTATAAATCACGCAACCAGAAAGTAAATGAGGAATTTTCGAATGGGAACAAGAACAACGAAATCGCAGAAAAAACAGAAACAGACCAAGAGCCAAAGGAAGAGAAGAGAGCGAATTAGTCAAATTTCACAAGTTGCGAAATGACGCATAATAATTTACTGTGCATATTGTCTTTTCATAGTTGGAATCTCATTTTTCAACTTTTGATTTTTTTCTTCTTGGGAAATGACTCGATTTTGAGATCAGAAATCAGAATTTTCACACCCCGGCGGTCTGCCGGTCATGTCTCCAGATGCGCCCCGGACGCTTCCCGGTGGTTTACCGGATGCATCATGGCTGTGTACCTAGGGGAGTGCCAACGCGGCAAGATAAACACAGTGTTTACAGGCTTGCAACGTCGTAAAAACGATTTACAGGCGTTTCGTGCTGTGTATATATAAAAGTACTGCATTGTCTTGCGCAAGCCTTAAAATGGCTTATGCGTGTTCACTTAAGCGCATTATATGACCGGGCGTATATCTTGTCAAGTTGCAATATATCCGGACACTGGAAAAAGCCGGGATGATTCCGGCTTAAAATTCCTCTATTTCCGCAGCATTTTGCTCCCATTCTGGAAGCGTTTTGAAAACTTCCCATGCATGTGACTTGAAAAACTGTCTGTGCTCCGTTCGGATAAGTCATTTATAAATCCTCCTAAAAAAATAATATTCCCTTACGGGTAGAACCGCCGCCGGCAGTGGTTCCGGCGTGCATCCTCTGCGGCGGTTATTATGCTTTTTTATATCCGTTTTCAGCAGCATATTTTTCAAGCTCTTCCAGTGTTTCAAATGTTGTCACAATTCCGCCGAATCCTTTTGTAATTCGGTCGATTGTATACATGCCACAGCCATACAGGCATGCATAAAAGTTCATTCTGCCTTTTTTTAATAAAAATAATTTTCTCATACTTCAATTCCTCCATATTCAAATTTTTGGGTAAAAGCAAGCCGGGGAATCGAACCCCGGTAAACGCCGCCGCTTGCCTAACTTGCTAAAATCTGCCGTGCTGTATTAAATACATAGAGCCGGTTGTGGCTGTGGTGCTTAAAATCTCCATTTTCAGCAATCACGCGCCCGGTATTCTCATATTTCAGACTTACAACTGTCAAATATTTGTCTAACAGTTCATCCGGGCATTTTAGGCATTCTATAGCGTTTTGGATTTCGCTTTTCTTACTATTCCAGGTAATACCGTCAATATGCACCTGTTTTTCTTCTTCAAGCTCTTGAAATTCTTTCATAAGTTCAGTTTTTTTCATAAAATCAACCATCCTTTCATTTTCCTATAGATACAGTTCCATAAGTCCCACATTTTTATTTTCAACTAAGACAACGCCTGGGCGGACAACGGAAACATACTGTTTTACAACGTTCTCGATTCGCTCGTTGCTGTAATACGGTGCCAACTTTTGGCGTGTGTATTCTTTCGCTTCTTCAAGTGCCATCATCTTCATATAATCAACCATCCTTTCGTTTTATGCCCTGTCTCATCGGTGCAGGTGGGGCAGTTCCTGCAGACCGCCAAAAGTGGCGGTTTCGACTATTAAAAGTCTTGCAAATCTTCCAAAATCATTTCTATCGCAAATTCTCTTGAGCATTTTTCCACTCCATCCCATCTGTTTGCTTCAATCATTTTATTAGCTTCTGTTGTCGCTTCGGATTCGCTGTACCCACAGCTCATAAACCATTTAACTATTTTTTCCATGTCCAAAACCTCGCTTTCGTTTTCTGCGGTCTGCCATCATCAGGGCCGGGAGACCATCCCGCGGCTGACGCTCCAGATCGGAGCGTTTCGGCTTAATATTTTATATAAATCCTGTTTTCATCTTCATAAACGATAGAACCGCCGATATAGACGACTGTTTTCTCTATCATCCCCGGAAAATCACCCGACGCTGTGATTTCAACGCCGTTTCCGGTGGTTTCAATTTTTATTGCTCTTCCCAAATATTCCCCGTCTGGTGTAAATACTTTTTTCATGTTCATGCCTCCCGTTATTTAAAGAATTTTTTTAACATGTTTCTTGCTGTTTCATAATCATTTACTTTCTTTTCAACGTATCCAGCAGCGGCGGCGCCGTTTCGATCGGCAACCATTTGAAAAACCTTTTCTTGATCTTCTGGATGAAGTTTTGCGATCTCTTCAATTCCTTTTGTAAAATCATTTATTTTTTTATCTACCATTTTGATTTCCTCCGTTGTTTGTCAATTTCTGGTGTCCATTTTTTGAAACCACATTCTTCTGCGGTTTTGGTTTCTCCAACTTCTTTTAAAAGTTTGAATGTTTCATCATCCATGTTTTTTTCTGCTCCTTTCGTGTTCCTCTTGATGGTTATAGTATAACGCTACGATATATAAAAGTAAATGCTATTATTATACAAAAATATAGTGCTACGATATATAGTGAATTGTGCAAAATGTATAACGCTACGATATTATAGCGTAACGATATATTTTTATTGACAAATTAATAACGCTACTGTATTATATAGATACGATATATTTAGAAAGGAGTGAGTAGATGCCAGTATCGCAAGCACAAAAAAAAGCTACTGCAAAATACGAGAAAGAAAATTATGACAAAATACTAACGAGATTTCCTAAAGGAACGAAAGAAAAAATATTAGAAACAGGCGCAAAAAGCGTAAACAGTTTTATTATTCAAGCGGTAAATGAAAAGCTTGATAATACAGAAAAATACAAGATTTAAACTACCAAAGATAACAGCCGCAAAATAGGCGCTTTGGTAGTTTTTTATTTACTCCAGATAAAGCAAATTTAATTCACAGAAGAAAGAGAAAAACTCTACTTACAGAAGATATAAAAAATAATTGAATTTGATTGGAGAGTAAATATATGAATAATTTAACAGTGACAGAGTATAAAGATATTCGCGTGCTCACAACACAGCAGATTGCAGACGCGTATGGAACAAATACAGATGTAATAAGTAGGAACTTCACAAATAACAAAGACCGCTACACAGAGGGAAAGCATTTTATTTGCCTTACCGGCAACGAATTGAAGGAGGCAAAGGCGAACGGTAAAATTTACGGTTTGCCACAGAACGCAAATAAGTTTTATCTCTGGACAGAAAAGGGCGCATTCCTTCATGCAAAATCATTGAACAATGATATTGCTTGGGATGTGTATGATAGACTTGTTGATAACTATTTTAACAAGGATCAAAACGAAATTCCAAAAGATTACCCTACAGCGTTAAGGGCTTACGCTGATGCACTGGAAAGAAAACAAGAGCTTGAAGAAAAGAATAAATTGCTCTTGACCGAAAACGAGAGGATGAAGCCGAAAGAAGAATTTTTCGATGACGTAACCGATAGTAAAGACGCTATTGATATAGGGCAGGTCGCTAAGGTTTTGAACTTCCAGGGAATTGGTAGAAACAAGCTTTTTGAAATTCTTAGAAATAACGGAATTTTGAAACAGAACAATGAACCATATCAGAAATATATTGATTGTGGATATTTTAGAGTTATAGAACAGAAATATGAAGCCAGACCGGGAGAAATCCGGATAAATATTAAAACTCTTGTTTTTCAAAAAGGTGTTGATTACATTAGAAAAATACTTGACAAAGTAGCATAGATAAATAGAAAGGGCGGCATGAAAATAGCCGTCTTTTTTGTGAAAAACATAGAAAATATTTGTACAAAATCAACAAAATTTTAAAGGTGCAAATTAGAATATAATCAAGGTAAAAATGATAGAATAGTATCACTTTTGTTGCAATGCAACACCTATGCAACAAATTGCAACATTTTTGCAACGTAGATATAGACACTAGAGTTAGAGAAAGAGTATATTCTCTCTTGTAATATTAAAATATATATTATAAATAAGGCAGTATATTTATATAAATAATATAAATAATATATATAATATACAGGCTTAAAATTTAATTTTAAAATATACCTTGACAAGAAAATGATAGAATGATATTGTTTTATTAAATTAAAAACGCATTCGGGCAACGGGCAGAGTTAAATAGATTTGTCGAGGTCCCGAAAGAAACGGACTTCATGCAGCCGGTACAGTCGAGATCATCATGATCTGATTGTATCAGTTGCATTTTTTATTTTAAGTATTCCACTACTGGAGAGAGGAGATATATAACATGTCAGCAGTTGAAAATCAGGAAATAAATAATAATACCGTTGATGTTTTTAAAAGTGATATTGACATGTATATAAATCTCTGGATGGAAGAGAGGAATATAGAGGATTTATGCAAAGTATCACAGAATAGATGGTATAACTGCTGTAAATATATTTATGAGCATGTATTCAAAGTAAATCCAAAGTACCTGAAGGATGATAATAATATTAATAATGCCTATGATACAGATAAGGTTAACGAGGTATTAGATATATATATAGACCTGTGTAATGACTACGAGAAAGTAGTGAATATTGTTGGGTTTACATTCTTTACCGGAATACACAGAGACACGTTAAACGGATGGGTTAATGGCGTTCAACTTGCCTCATCAGGTTCCGACATTTGCAAAAAAATTGACGAAATGCGTGAGGAAAGTTTGGTAGGTTTACAAGTTTCCGGCAAAGGAAATCCAATGAACTACATGCCATCACTCAACAAGTATTGCGGTTTCAATATGCCGGGCGTTAGAGATCAGGGATCCAGAGCAAGAGCGTTGACAGCCGAAGAACTGCCACGTCTTGGGGCTAATAATTGTATAGGATTGCCGAACAACTCCGACAATTCTGGTTGAAAAAAGCGAGAAAAACGCAATAGACAATTCAAACAATTTAAAGCCCAGTGTTTAATGGTCTTAAGGCGCATTAAATCGTTGATACATTACGCAAAACAAGGGTTTTGCGAATAGTTGTAAAATACGAATGGAATTGAACGAACAATTCAAACAATTTATCAATGTTCAAAGCATGATTCTGCATGGAGGGGGAGGGGGTTTGATAGGTTGAGAAAATCAGCACTACTAAGTCCTTTAAATATCCTCAAAAACAAAAAGAGATTGGATGGAAAAGTATGAGAGTAGTATCACAAAGCAAAGACGTTTCGCTTGATTTTGACCGATCGGTATTCACAGCAAATCATGGAATGATAACTGCTATGGTTGATGGAAAAACGTTTACCATTGGGACGTATGCAAATTTAGGTAGAGAAAAAGAAGTATTCTCTGATATGCACAAGGCATTTTCGGCTTTTCAAGTTATTAGCACAAACATGGATAAACAACAGGTGGCCGAAATGTTTGCAGTATCTAAAAACATATCGATCAGATGCGTTGAGATGAATGATCCTTGTATGGGAATAACTGTATTTGATAACATGGTCTATTACATGCCGGAAAAGTAGTGTTAATATAGCGCTATCGCCAAGCGGTAAGGCACTGGATTTTGATTCCAGTATTCGCAGGTTCGAATCCTGCTAAAGAAACTTGTGAGAGGAAAACAACCATGGTAATTATTAAAACGATTATATCGACGCTGGATGTTATTTTTATGCTGATACTATTTGTATCTGGCAGAGAATCCAAAGACAAAGAAACAGCAATTGCATTATGGGTACTTGTGATGTTACTGTTGCTGAACATGTTTCTGATGTGGAGGTAACAGAATGTTTTATAGTCCAATATTTGGTATTTGCTTTCAGCTGCCTATCATTTGTGCAGAGGAAAGAATACATATAACAAAATCAAAAGGACCGGACATCACCGGAGATTTGCTCGATCTGGATAGTGACGCTGAGCACCAGTCTGAGAAGTCGGAGCATCCAGTATAGCTTAAGTCCACTGGCATTCGGTTTTTGCAAGAAAAAACTCGGCGCAAGCAATTATTCGGTGTTAGTGGACGTCGGCAAAATAAAAAGATCAAAAATACTATCATAAGCGGCGCGCTATGCGCGCTGTGACGGAACGTAGCTCAGAGGAAAGAGCAATCTTTTCATTCTTCCATGCTCTAATGAATTGATAGCCGCAGGTTCAAGTCCTGCCGTTCCGATTGAGAGATAGGTTTAAAGCTTATCTCGGAATACGAAAAGTTCGTATTTCTCCTTTCGCCACTAGGACGATTCTGTTAAGGGCGGTGCGAGACCGTCCGGTGGTATTTGCCGCGGAGCGCGGCATTAGGCGTAAGACTATATGGTGATGAATGATGATCGTTCCGTAATTTGCTGACAAGCAATCCATATAGCAGTCAGACTTGATAGTTCGGGTGCCTATCCCACGGTGCCTGAGCTGTCAAAGATATAATTCCCCCATATAGTTAGGCAGTGGCAGAATGGGTATTGCAGGTAAAGAAACCTATCGGTAAGAGTGTTGCCAAGTGGCAGACGGGCGATCATCCGTAGTCAGCAACCACACCTTTTCTGAAACCAATAATGCAAGGTTCGAATCCTTGCCTGTCTAAGCGGTCAAATTATGCTGTTTGCTTGCAGGCGCTCTATGGTTTGGCTGTAATCGGCATTTTGTATGCCTAGTGCAACGCATGGCACGAAAAACATTATTGCTAACCGTCTGATGGCGGTTTCGGAACGTAGCTTAATTGGTAAAAGTGGCGTGTACACGGAAAACAACAACGAGAGCCGGATTGAAGGTTCGAATCCTTCCGTTCTGATGGTGCCGAGCTGATCTGATACTGTATGCGTAGCGCGGTCGCGTACAGAGATATGGAGTGAGGTGTCCGCGCATTTCGGGGAAGCGGCAACGATTGGCGGTGTTGCGGCTGACTGTAAATCAGTTCCCAAGTGGTAAACATTGGAGGTTCAATTCCTCTCTTACCCACGCGCGAAAGCAAGATTGCAACTTGTAAGTAGGGTTTTGGCGGCATAGTGCGAGATCAGTTCGATTCTGATTAATGGCGGTTAATAGCATTGATAAGGCTAGCAAAGGCATGTGAAAATGCTATGTGGGTTCGATTCCTATGCTTGGAGCGAGTGAGGTGCAAGTCCTTACGTCAAAAGCGTCCGTCTCATTACCGGATAGAGTGTTGGTAGCGAAATCCCACTCGAAATAAAAAATACGCCACATAGTCAGCGAGAGTCCCAAGGGACCGTCTGATTATGTGGAAACGCTATAAGATTGGTTAGTCGAGTGGTAAGACACCACCCTTTCATGGTGGTAACACGAGTTCAAATCTCGTACCAATCATGGGCGATGTTGCCAGTACACCCCTAGTGTGTTTGTTACAGAAATACAGGTGCTAATCAATATACCGGTTAAACTTAGCACAGGGAACTGGATTGAGCGGTTGCCATTCAAAAGATGGCGCCAACCGCTGACTAAAAGAAACTTGCACTTGGGGTAGTGTGGAGCAAGTAAAAAACGGAAACTGCTCGGCTATGCAGATATGGTGTAATGGTATCACAGGAGATCGCTAATCTCTCCAACGAGTAAAATCGTTGTCAAGGTTCGAGTCCTTGTATCTGCGCTCTTGCCCGAGCGAAAATCCTAGGTATGCCTTGGGTGTTGATGTGTGACGGAATAGGTAAACGGAATTGTCGTAGAGAATTGGTTGAAACCGACAACATAGATGACCAGATTGTACACTCCTGCGTGGTGCAAATCCACGCCACATCAATTTTGTATATCCGCTTAGTAAGGTGCTTTAATTAGAGGTATGAGCATGATTTTAAACTGTGTAAATTGTGGCGCACCAATTGAAAGTGACAAGAAAGCGTGCCCTTATTGCAAAACTCCATATGGTTTACGTACAAAGATAGAACTGGAACCATATATTGATTCAAACGGAAGGATTTGCAGACATGAACCGGAAATGATAGAAGTAACAACTTTGGAAGATTGTGAACATAGGTTTATTAGGAAGTAATTGAAATGTGTGATTTTTGCAATGGGAAAGAATCATATAAAACTGCATATGGAGAATTTAAAATCAAAAAATTGGGCTATATAAATGTTATTCAATGCCATATTGATAAATGTCCACAGTATGCTAAATGTTGTAGCAATGGAATGAACGTAGCGATAGCAATGGAAATTGAATTTTGCCCGATGTGTGGTAGAAAGTTGGTGGAAGAATGACATGCTATGAATGTGCTTATTTTGGAATTGAATGGAATGAATTTTTGAAAAAAACGATAGAATTTTGTAACCATCCAGAAAAGTATATTCCTCCAGTAGGATTTGCTTATAAAGAACACGATTGCGAATTTTTCAAAAACAAATCTGGGATATCAAAATGGGACTCTTATTCAGAAAAAGAAAAAGAACAGGCATTGAGGTATTTTCGTGAAAACTATCACAAAAATCCTATTGAAGGTTTAACATGCGAGGGGGCTGAAATGAGTTTCATTGAATATCTAAAAAATGTTGATGCAAACTCATAAGGAAGAGAAGGAGTGTATGAAGCATGATTGTTAATATCAATAACAGCACATACGAGATGAACAGCAAACAGTACAAAGCAGTTCTTGATACGGCGAGCAACGCTGTTACCTGCGGCATATACGCTGTGGAAAAGAACAAGGTAGCAATCATGCTTCGAGAGGAATATAAAAGCAAGGAAGAGCTGAAACAGGCAGTTGGTAATTATACGGCGAAAGGGTTCAAGGTGCATTGGAATGAAAAAAGCAAAAAAAATTGAAATAGATTGCACAGATGGATTGAAAATAGTAATTGATGGGGAAAAAATGGATTTGTCTGGGGTTAAATCAATGCAAATTGACCTTGAAATTGAACACAAAACGATTTGCATTGATAGGCGAGAAGTGATGATATTAGAAAATTAAAAATTATACCGGCTAACAAACGGAGTTAGTCGCTGACCAACAAAATTTATTGGCAGAGGTCTTAAAGCACTTCTGCTTTTTTGCGGAGGTGCTTTTCTTTTGGCAAGTTCAAGCCTAATTTCCACAGTAAATGGATATGAAAATTACATACAGGCACATGGCGTTGATGAAGAGGTTATGGATGCCATGGCAGAAGCGGCAAGGGTAGCTATTCTTACAGAAAAAGACATTGAGTATGGATTGAAAGTTTCTTCCAGGGCAAAGCAACTGGCAGAACAGTTTATTTTTCAATCCACTGGCGGTACACCGTGGGATTTAGAGAAATATTCATTCCAAAACAAGGTATCTTATGAAATTCTGGACAAATACTACGGAATTTTGCTTTTAGAAGCGCAAAACAAAGTTGTGGATAGTGCTTTCCAGTATTTGGAGAAGAAGAGAGAGCCTAAAGAGCGGTTTTACATGCCAAGAAGAAAGCAATTCTTAAAAATCGGACTCATAGATGCGCTGCAAGGCATGATTGATGATAGATATGACATCCTGTGCGTATCACTTGTCCCGGGTGCAGGAAAAACAACGGTTGAAAAAATGTTTCACGCTCTTGTTGCCGGATGGTTTCCGAGAGATTTCAGCCTCTTTTATTCACACAGCGGTGATATTACCAGAATGTACTATGACGGTGTGTACGATATCGTTACAAACGAAGAAGAATATACATGGAATGAAATTTTCCCAAATCTTTCCGTGACAAGCACAAATGCGAAGATGGAGCAGTTTAATGTCGGGAAGTACAAATCGTTTCCATCCGTACAATGTACGTCTGTTGGTAGTAAGAATGCCGGTAAAGTAAGGGCTTCTAAGTTTTTACTGGTTGACGATATGATCGGCGGTATTGAAGAAGCAATGAATCCCATTATCCTTGATAAATTGTGGGATAAATACGCTGTAGATGCCAGACAGAGAAAGATACAGGACACGGACGGTAAGAACTGCAAGGAAATACATATTGCCACAAGATGGAGCGTACACGACGTCATAGGGCGCATACAAAATATGTACGAGGGTAATCCGAGAGTAAAGGTTATTGCAGTTCCGGATGTAGACCCAGTTACCGGAGAAAGTAACTTTGAATATGAGTTCTCCGGTTTTACAAAAGAATTTTTTGAAGACCAGCAATTATTGATGGACGACATATCATATAGATGCCTTTACAAACAGGAACCGATTGAGCGTGAGGGATTGCTGTTTCCGGAAGATAAAATACGTCGGTATCTTAATTTGCCGCATGGAGAGCCGGAGATTGTAACCGGTCAGTGCGATACAAAGGGAAAGGGAACAGACTATTTTGTTCTGCCTGTATTGCAAAAATACGGAGAAGATTACTACTGCGTGGATTGTGTTTGCGATAACACGGCAGATTATGAGGTTCAGTATGAAAATGCAGCAAATGTTTTGACAAACAACAAAGTTCAGGAATGTGAATTTGAGAGAAATGCCGGAGGGGACCGTGTCGCAATGGAAGTAAACAAGCGAGTGGAAGCCAAAGGATGGATATGCAATATCACAGATACACCGACGGAGACAAATAAGGAAGCAAGGATTTTTCAGTGCTCAAACTGGATATTGCAGCACGTTATATTTAAAGACCCATCATCATATAAGCCGAATGAGCCATACGGAGTAATGATGTCTCTTCTTAAGAGATATTCAGTATCCGGTAAAAAGCAGTTGGATGATGTGCCAGATGTATTTTCAAACTTTGCGCTTAGAGTGACAAATGGAAGGAATGTAGCAAAAGTAGAAGCAGCAGTGAATCCGTTTAGGAGGTATTGATATGACGACAAAGGACTATTTGAATCAGATAAGCAGGCTTAACCGGATGATAAATAATAAGCTGGTAGAGCTTGCACAACTGAAAGAGCTGGCATGCAGCATATCTGCTGTGTCAAACGAAGAAAGAGTTATGACAACGCCAAATTTTGACAAGATAGGAACAAAACAGGCAAAAATTGATGAAATTGAAAGAAACATAGACGCGATGGTTGATGATTATATTATCAAAAGAGATAAGATCATCAGCCAGATAGACAGTATGGAAGATGAGAATGTCTATAATGTGTTGTTTTCAAAGTACATAGAAAAAAAGACATTTGAGGTTATTGCAACTGAAATGAATTACTCCTGGAGGCAGACAATAAGGCTTCATGGAATTGCATTAAAAAGATTTGAGGAGAAGTATGGGGCGACATACTTGAAAATGTCATAGAATGTCATATTGAAAAAATGATATAGTTATAATCGAAGAATTCAACAAATAGTTGAACAATTTACCCTCCCCAACTTGAAAAAAAGCATCGAAGAAAAATCTCCGGTGCTTTTTCTTTTGCAAAGAAAAGAGGACCTTATGGTATATATACCAAAAACAATATATTGTCCGCAGTGCGGAAGAAAAGTAGCAATACATGATGGAAAATCTACAATGAATATTGCTGTTGAATGCAGAAAGTGTCACAAAAAAGTCGTTTTTTATCCAGATAACGGAAAAACAAAATTAAAATCTCTTCCGGCCCGGTCAACATCCAGCGGAATGACGTTTATTTAGGAGAAAAGTATGAGAAATGATAAATCTCTCCAAGACCTTGTTAAAGGCTGTTATGGTAGAAAAATTTTATATACAGATGTTGAAACCATCACAGAAGATAATATTGTCAATGTGGTGGGAGACTGCATCGGAAATTTTTATTACAACAAAACCATCATAGAATATCTTTGGCGATATTACAAAGGTGACCAGCCTGTTTTATACCGTGTAAAGGTGCAAAATGCTGATATTACAAACAAAATAGTAGAAAATCATGCGTATGAGATTGTTCAGTTCAAAGTAGGACAGACATATGGCGAGCCAATACAGTTTATCAGTCGAAAAGATGATGATGAAATTAATCGGGCAGTGGATGCGCTGAATGACTATCTTGTGGATGCGAATAAACAGGAAAAAGACATTAAAGCAGGAGAGTGGCAGTCAGCAACTGGAACATCTTTTAAGGCTGTGAGATTTTCAAATGGAGAAATACCATTTCAGATTGTTGCCCCTACTCCGATGAATACTTGTGTTATTTATAATCGGAGTACGGAAGAACCGGTGATTGCCGTACAGGAGCTTAAGGACGAAGATGGAAGATGGTACAAACTGTGCTATACAGACAATTATTCATGCAAAATTCAAAATGGAGTAGTTTCTGAATGGAAATTGCACGCATTTGGAAGTATACCTATTGTTGAGTTTCCAAATAATCATGAGAGAATTTCTGATATTGAGCTTGTCATAGGTATTTTGGATGCCATAAACAATATGCAGTCAAACAGAATGGATGGAATTGAGCAGTTTGTTCAGTACTGGGTTAAGTTTGTGAACTGTGAAATCGACCCAAAAACGTTTGAAGAGATGAAAATGAGCCATGCTTTGACGGTAAAGTCCAATAACAAGGATAACAAAGCCGATGTTGAGATTATGACGCAGGAACTAAATCAGAGCCAGTGTCAGGTGGCAAAAGATGATTTGTGGGACAATGCCTTGGCAATATTAGCAATACCAAACAGAGAGTCCCAAAACTCTGGAGGAGATACACAAGGAGCAGTATCATTAAGGGCTGGATGGGATTTTTCAAAGACAAGAGCAAAATTAAAAGACCCAATTGTGAAATCGGCAGAGAAGAGACTTGCAAAAGTTGTCTTAAATGTAATACGCGTTAAGGACAATGATTTGAAATTGTCAATGAGGGATTTTGATGTGCAAATCAATCATAGCCCGCAAGACAATATGTATACAAAGTCGCAAACACTATATCAGCTTTTAGAGTGCGGCATACATCCTCTTATTGCCATTAAAACGGTGGGGCTTTGGGGAGATGCTGAAAAGACATTCCTCTTGTCTAAGCCATATATAGATGCGTTGTGGAAAACCATTGATGATGCAGAAGAGCAGGAACAAAAAGCACAGGAAATTGTAAACCAATTAAATAAACAGCAAAATAAGACAGCTACCGAGTAATCGGTGGCTGTTTTTATTTTATAAAAATTCGCAAAGTTGTGAGCGTAAAAATCAACAGTGTCATTCGGTGTCGTTGCACCGCAAAAATTCGTAAAGACATATCGGAGGTAATCAATGAAAAGAGAAGAGTTAATTGCAATGGGTATCAGTGAGGAAAATGTTGAGAAAATCATTGCTGATTACGGCAGTGCCGTACAGAGAGAACAGGCAAAAGCAGCAGAGCTTAAGGCAAAGGCAGACAGCGCAGATGAGTTGCAGAAAAAGCTGGATGAAATGGAAGCAGGAAACCTCACGGAACTTGAAAAAGCAAACAAGGCGTTAGAGACAGCAAATCAGCAGATTGCAGATATGCAGAAGAAAAACGCCATTAGAGACCAGCGCGAAGCATTGATGGAAAAGTTAAAAATCAATGCAGAGCAGGCAAAATCCGTTGTCAAGGATAATGGAAGCCTTGATTATGACGCTCTTGGAAAGATTACAGCCGAAAAGGAAACCGCGGCAGCGCAGGCAAAGGAACAGGAGATTGCAAATAATTCTGAAAATCCGGGCGGCGGTACTGCATGTGGAGAGAATAAAAAAACGGCAGATGTTGAAAATGCCGAAAGTATCAGCTTTGGCGAACCGGCAAAAAATGCAGAAGCCAAAGACTATTATGTTTTATAGGAGGTAAATTATGGGAAAACCAATTGAAAGAGACTTTACACAGAGTAAAGGAATTTTAAAATTCTTTCCTTATGAGGGTGCGGCGTGCATCGTTCCGCAGACAATGGTAACAAGTGCCGATGCAAACGGAAAGAAGATTGCAAAGGCAGGGACACCGTTCCCAAGCAATGACGAATCTTGCAAAGGGTATCTTCTGGAAGATGTTGACGTAACAATGGGAGATGCGCCTGGAACTTATGTATATCAGGGTTCTATTGACAGCGCAAAGGTAACGGCAAATGGAGTGACCGTGGAAGCAACTGCAAAAGCAGCAACACCGCGTGTCACTTTTTTTGATTAAGAAATGGAGGTATTAGAGAATGGCATTACCATTAGCAGAAGCATTTACCGCAAGAAGTCTTGGGGTTATGTGGAATAATTATGAAAAAACGCTTGGTTCTGCACCTTACTTAGGTAGACAGAAATTTGGAACCAGAAAACAGGACAGCCTTGAACTTAGATTTATCAAAGGGAAAAACGGTCTTCCGGTATCCTTAAAGGCATCCAATTTTGATGCGCAGGCAGAGTTAAGAGATGTCGGTGGATTTTCGGATATTCAGAACGAGATGCCGTTCTACCGTGAATCTTACATGGTAACAGAGCGTGAAGAGCAGGAGTATGCAAATTACCAGTCGGCAGAAAATTCCAACATGGCAAACCAGGTGCTTAGAGAAATCAGCAAAAAACCGATGATGCTTATTGAAGGAGCAAGAGTAGTGCCGGAACGCCAGATTTGGCAGTTATTAGCACCATCTGATGGTATTCCAAGAGTACAGGTAACAATTGGCGGAAAAAGCTACTATGTGGATTATACTTCGGACAATGGAGTGGCGCACAAGAGAGACCATTACAAGGATATCTCCGGAAGCGATACCGATAAATGGTCTGCACCAGAAACAGCAACGCCACTTGACGACCTTATCGAGATTAAACGTGAGTTTGCAAAGAAAACAGGATATTCCCTTGCACGCTTTAGCATGAATACAGAAACATGGGAAATGGTCCTTAAGGCGGAGGACACAAAGAAACAGGTGCTTGGAATTACTGCTTACAATGGCGGTATTCGCTTACAGCAGGGGCAGGTTACAGAGTATCTTAGAGGATACGGCATCGAGATTGAAGTTTACGACAAACTTTACATCGACCCTGCAGACGGTGCTACCAAATATTTTATTCCTACAGGAGTTATTTCAGCGCAGGCATCCGGCGTGTACCTTGGAGATTATGTCTTTGGAAAGACACCGGAAGAGAGAAGCGGAAGTTTAACAGACGGAAACCTTTCTATTGTAGAAACCGGCATTTCGGTATATACATACGCAACAAATCATCCAATCAACACTCATTGCGTTGTGTCAATGATCGGATTGCCTACTTTTGAGGGCATGGACAGCGTTGTTGTTATGAAAGTTGCGTAGGAGGTGCGGTATGATTGCTGAATACACGGTAAAGCGCAATGGAAGATGGTACAAAGCAGGAGATGAAATCCCGGACATTGTTTCGGGAGAGAAATCTTCCGGCGGGTACACCAAGACAGAGATTAACAGAATGAGCACTGCTGATTTACAGGCACTTGCCGCTGAACATGGAATCGAAGGTGCAGAAGAAATCAGTGGAGCGGAACTGAAACGCATTTTGATTGAGCAGTTCGGATTATAGGTGGGGAAGAATGGACGAATATACAACATTAGAGCAGGTCAAAATCAGACTGAAACAATTTCATATTGAAACCGTTACGGATGAAGATGGTGTAACTTCTGATGTTGTCGTGTTCGACCAGAAAGAAGATAATCCTTACATTGAACAGCTTATCAAGCAGGCAAGAAATGAAGTGGTAAGCAAGCGGAATTACCCGAAAAGCTACACGGATGAAAAAATATCCGAAGACTTGAAACAGTTTGAGGATGTAATCGTCAATTTATCCGTGTACGACCATTCACAGGCAGGAGAAGCATATATGGCAAGTTATTCAGAAAACGGCGTAAGCCGTAGCTGGAAAGACAGGGAAAGCTTGTTCGTAGGGGTATTCCCGTTTGTAAAATCTTTGTGACCTATCTGCCATGAGTAGAAAAGGAATCTGTTTTTTGCAAAGCAATTATCAGTTTTTTAGAAGATTGTGCGTTACGTTTTGTCGACGTCGACAAAACGTAGCAGGCGGCACACATTGAGCGGTGGTGGGCGGTGTGCCATAAAAATGAAAGGCGGTATATGATTTGACGATTGAAATATCAACAGCAATCATTATAAGCGTGCTGTCGCTTGGTTTTTCCGTCTTTATGGGCTTGAAGAGCAACAAAAGGACAGACAACACGGATCTTGAAGAGCGCGTGCGGGAGAACACACGCATTAACATGAAGTTGGATGCCATTTCAAACAACACGACCGAGATCAAAAATGAAGTATCTGAGATGCGAAAAGAAATAAATTCTCATGACAACAGAATCATAAAGGTGGAGGAAAGTGTGAAATCTGCGCATCACAGAATTGACGGGATAGAAACCCGTCTTAATGATGAAAAGGAGGTTTAATCATGGATATTATACAGTCTGTAATTGCAAATATGACAATTATTCTGGCAATCATTGGTGCGCTGGCATTTGTTGTGTCTGTGGTAACACAGGTAATCAAAGGTGTAGGCGTATTTTCTAAGATTCCAACGGACATTTTGGTATTTGTTCTTTCTATCGGAATCACGGTCGCTGCGTTTGTGGCATACATGCAGTACATCCAGACATCAATTTTATGGTATATGATCTTGGCAGCTATTATTGCAGGATTTATTGTTGCGTTTGTCGCAATGTATGGATGGGAAAAGCTTTCTGAGCTGTGGAAACGGTTCGGCAAGGATGTGAAGTGAAATGCTTGAGATCAATAAGCAAAAAATGAGTTATTCGCAGCAAAGCGGCAAGGTGCCGGTATATGTGACGGATGATGATGGTAACATCGAATATTCTTCGTACACGGATTCTGATGGTAATGTAATTTATTACCTTGATGATGACGGGAACAAGATACCGAAGACAACCGGAGAGTATACCACAGGTTATGAAAAGCCTGTGGTTTTTTATTCTTCGATCAGCAATAAGTTGAGCGAAGCACTTATAAAAGAATTTGGCGTAGATAACTCTACAAATTTTGTTCAGATCGTAGAAGACAAAGGAAAGCTTCCATTGAGCGTCGGATCTTTGGTATGGAAACGATCAGACGTAAAGTACAAAGATGAAGAGAATACAATCGTTGACGAAAATTCGGCTGATTACATCGTAAAAGGTGTCGCAGACGAGGGATTGACGGTTGATTTGTTCTTGTTACAAAAAAATGTGAAGTAGGTGTGGCATGGGGAAGAAAGTAATCACAATGAGCCTGTCTGAAAAGTCTATTCAGAACGCCATACGAGAGCTTAGAGCCTATAAAAACAGCTTGACATATAAATGCCAGCTATTGGCAGAAAAACTCGCGGAAAAGGGCGTAGAGATTGCCAGAGTACAAATTGCTGACCTTGACGCAATATTCACATCAGAATTGATTTCCAGTATTCATTCAGAATACAAGGGAAGTACCAAAGGAGGCGGGATATGGGCGGTAGTTGCCGGGACGGACCATGCAATGTTTGTTGAATTTGGAACAGGAACCGTAGGACAGCAAAATCCTTATCCAGGGAAACTGCCGGATGGCGTTTCGTGGCAGTATGCAAGTGGAAAAACTATCCATCAGATTTCAGATGGAAGATATGGATGGTTTTATCAGGACGACAATGGCGATTGGTGGTTTACAGAGGGAATGCCAAGCCGACCATTCATGTATCTGACCGCAAATGAGTTGCGGCAGATTGTTACACAGACAGCGAAGGAGGTGTTTGGATAATGGCAGGAAACCAGTGGGTATTTGACCTTGAAATAAACATTTTCTCCAATGTTGCAACGATAGCCAAACCAAAACTCAAGAAAAAATACAAAAGCATGAATTTTGACACTGCATTTACAACGGTTGAAAAGAACCTTGATAAAGACCCTGTTTTCCCGACCATTTACATTCACGAGATGCCGGGGCTTGAACGTGGGGCAGATTTAGAGGGCACATCCGTAAATGCGGTGCAGGAAACAATACAGGTTGACGTCATTACAAACACAAAGCAGAGCGATGCAAAAGGGATTATGGCTATTTTAGCTGATGCCTTTAAACAGATGCGATTTCAAATCACAGCAATGCCGGAGTTTAAAAATGACAGTGAGAAAAAATTTAGAAGCGTTGCAAGGTTCCGGCGGATAATCGGAGCCAACGACAGATTGATGTAAAAGAGCCGAAAGGCTCTATTTTTTATGCACCGGGTGCAAAAAGATGCGCCCGATAACCGCATTATTTGGCGGTAGAAAGAGAGGTAAAAATGGCAGAAGCAGGATTGTCTACGTTAGGCATTACGTTTGGCTATGGAACAGAAACCACAGCCGGAACAAAGCCTACATCGTTTAAACAGCTTACAAGAATTAACGCAATCGGCGGTATCAACATTGAGCCGGAACAGATTGACGCATCTGCATTAGAAGATGCTATTACCAGATATGTAAAGGGTCGCGCAGATACCGGTGGCTCTTTCCCTATCACGGTAAACCTTACGGATGCCACAAAGGAAGAGTGGGAAGCACTTATCACGGCGTATAAGGCGCTTTCCGGCGGGAAAAGAATGTGGTTTGAAACTATTATCCCGGGATTTACCGACGCGTTTTTTGTTGTGGCTCAGCCGCCAGAGCAGATTCCACAGCCGGAGATTGGTCAGAACGAACTTTTGACGGTTGAAATGAATCTTACCATTGAAGAATACAAGGGCATGGACACCGCTGTAGCTTTTACACCGGGGGAATAACACGTCAGTCGAATAGTTCGGTTGGATCGGCTGACGATAACCAGACAACCGAGCCAGAGCTTGAAGAAACAATTTAAAAGAACAGGGCGGTCTTCGGACTGCCCTTTCCCTATATGAGAGGGAGAAAGGGAAAGAAAATGACAAAATTAAAATTTGGCGAGAAAGAATTACAGATCAAGTTTGGATATGAAGCAACCGTGAAAAGCGGAATTATCAAGAAAGTAGCAAAATTAGACCAGATGGAAGATATCGAAGCGGTTGACGAAATCCTTTTATTTCTTCCAGAGTTAATCCTTGTAGGCGCGCAGAAGTTTCACAAAGAGGAACTTGGATACAATCCGGACAATGAGGGAGAAAAGGAACAGCAGCTTGGAAAAGTATATGCCATGCTGGATGATTACTTTGACGGAGAAGATGCAGATGTTCAGGTACTTTACAATGCACTTTTAGCGGAGCTGCTTGAAAACGGTTTTTTATCAAAACTGCTCAAAGCAGATCAGAAAGAAGCGGAGAAGAAAACTCCGAGGAAAAAGTAGAAGAACAGAGAGAACTTACATGGGGAACATATTGTGCGGAAATCCGCCCATTCTGGCTTTTAGTTACAAAAGGGTATGGATTTACCGTGCATGATATAGACACGTCCTGTCCGACTGATTTACAGCCTTATGCGGATGCTTACAACTTAGATAAAAAGCAAAGAGACAATGAGATGTGGATGTGGTTTGGAACATATGGATTGTCTGCGGTATCGGTGGCAGTAGAACATTGTCTTGCCGGACGAAAAGCAAAATCAAAGTATATTGAAAAACCAATCAATGAGCAACAAGGGAAAGATGATTCGGAAATGACGGAAGAAGAAATTAAGAAACAGAGAGAGCTATTTGTGGCAAAGCTCAAAATTATGCAGTCAAACTATGAGTTGAGCCACCCAAAACCAGAAAAGAACTTGGAGGTATAAATATGAGAATTGGATCTGCAAGACATGATGAAAATGGGAAATTGACCGGTGGGAGACCGGGAGATCAGACCGGAACAGAAGTAAGTATGCAAAACTTTTATGTTCATAAAAAAGGATGGTATGTGTTAAGACCAAAAACAAAAGATATGGCGGATAAACTGGCAGAATCAATGATTACAGCGTGCAATAATGATAATATTGGCTACTGTCAGGGACACCGGCTTGGAATTGTCAAATATGGTATTAATTCAAAAGTAAAAACAGAAGCAGATTGCGGCACAACGGTACGTGCATGCATTATTCATGCAACTGGAAAAGATGTTGGAAATTTCACCACAGCAAATGAAAAATCTGTACTTCTTTCTAGTGGCATGTTTGATGACATTGGAGGTTATGCGGCAGGAATGGTTCTTTACAATGGAGATGTTCTTGTCACAAAAACCAAAGGTCATACAGCGATTGTGACAAGCGGAAACCCTAGAAAAAATGTAAAAGATCATTTAAACCCATACCCGGAACCTGTAAGGATTTTAAAGAAAAAATTCCCTTGCATGAGAGGGGATGATGTGAGATGGCTTCAGACGGAGCTTATTTATCACGGATGCCTAGATGAAAAAGATAAAAAGGGAAACAGTAATGTGGACGGTATTCTTGGAAATGATACGGCGACCGGTATTGGAACATTCCAGAAAAAAGTCGGAATTACAGTAGATAAGAAATGCGGACCGGTTACAAGAGAAAAATTAAAAGAGTAGATCAAGGACGGTAAGGTGTCACAGCCTACCGTCTTTTTATTTTGCATAGAAAGTTGGTGCATATATGGCAGACATTGATGAATTACAAATAAAAATCAAAGCTGACTCTGCAAAAGCAAGTAATTCCATAGAAAGCCTTGTAAACAGCATGAATAGGCTCCGGGAAAGCATATCGTTTGACACTGCAAAACTTTCAAATATTGCAAGCGGAATCAGAAGCATTTCCGATGCGGCTACCGGATTCAAAGGTGGTAAATCTTCGGAAATCACATCAATGGTGCGGGCACTCAATAAATTTTCTGGTGTTGATGCAAATTCTATCCACGGAATATCTTCTGCTGTGAGAGATCTTGCATCTGGAATAGCAAGTGTTAAGGCTGTTGATACAAGCGGACTCATAAGCATGGTGTCTGCGTTGTCAAAAATCGGTGGCAAGGCATCTACACAGGCGACAAAGAATTTACCGGCTCTTTCTGCACAGTTACAAAACTTTGTACGTCAAATGAACAAGATAGGTGCATTGAATTTTGATATGACAAACATGAGTAATCTTGTAACGTCCATATCAAGGCTTGGAAGCGTTGCAAGCGGTCGTGCGGTAACTAATATACCTTTGCTTGCTGACAATCTCAAATACCTGTTTGAGACGCTTTCAAAAGCACCAAATGTATCTTCGAATATCATTCAGATGACGCAGGCACTTGGCAATCTTTCCAACAGGTCTGGCAGCGCAATTTCCGGATTAAATACCAGCATCAGTAGTCTTTCCGGTTCTTTCCTTGGATTTAAGACATCCACAGGAAAAGCATTGATCGGACTCAAGTCATTCACAAGACAGATTTTGTCCTCTATGGGGATTTATCTTGGTCTGTACGGAGCGATAAGAGGAATAAAAAATGCAATCGACATATCATCCGCATTAACAGAGGTTCAGAACGTTGTTGATGTTACTTTTGGTGACATGTCAAAGAAAGTCAATGAGTTTGCACAGGACTCTATACGTCAGTTCGGTATGTCAGAACTGACACTGAAACAGACGGCAAGCCGATTCCAAGCAATGGGAACAGCCATGGGAATTGACAGCAGTTTGATAAAGAAAGCCAATGAGTTTTTGAACAAACAGACAGATGGCTATATTGGTTTGTCTGATTCCATGGCTGATGTGTCTTTGAATTTAACAAAATTAACTGCGGATATGGCTTCTTTGTATGACGTAGATCAGGATGTTGTGTCGCAGGATTTAGCTGCAATATTTACCGGACAGACACGCCCATTAAGAGATTACGGTCTTGATCTTACGCAGGCAACCCTTAAAGAGTGGGCGATGAAACAGGGATTAGATTCTGATATTGCGTCTATGTCACAGGCTGAAAAGACAATGCTCCGGTATCAGTACGTCCTTGCCAATACGCAGACAGCACAGGGAGACTTTGCGCGTACGGCTGATTCATGGGCGAACCAGATCAGAATTTTAAAACAGTCATTTGAACAGCTTGGCAGTGTTATTGGTGGAGCATTAATCAATGCTTTCAAACCATTCGTAAAAGCACTCAATTCCGTTTTACTGGTTGTTATCAGCTTTGTTACAAAGGTTACAAACGCTTTAGGCGCAATCTTCGGATGGAAATACGAGGATTCCGGTGCAGGTCTTGCAGATAGTTTTTCAGATGCGGCAGAGAGCGCAGGCGATGTTGCTGACAATACCGGACAGGCGGCAAAGAACATCGACAAGATGAATAAGGGCGTCCGTCAGTTTGATGAATTGAAACTGATTACCACAAATGATGGTTCGGGCAAAAAAGGTTCGGGCGGTTCCGGCGGCGGTGCATCCGGTGGAGCCAGTGGCGGTAAACTTGTCAAGACAGATACTATTTTTAAAAATTACGAAAGTGATATTAAAAATCTGAAACAACTTGGAAAATACATCAGTGATGCCTTATCAAAAGCTATGGAGTCTATCAACTGGGATAAGATTTATTCCAAGGCAAAAAACTTCGGTAAAGGCTTGGCAGATTTCCTTAATGGTCTTATCAATCCAAGACTGTTTGGAAATGTAGGAAAAACGATTGCCGGGGCACTGAATACGGCGATTTATGCCACACTTTCCTTTGGTCAGACATTTGACTGGTCAAACTTTGGAAAATCACTGGCAGAGGGAATAAATAAATTCTTCAAAACATTTGATTTTAAAGCACTTGCAGAAGATATAAATACTTGGGTACAGGGAGTTTACAAGACAATTAAGACCATGATAGAAAATATCAAGTGGTCTGATGTTTGGAAAGGCGTAAAAGATTTTCTTTCAAACATTGATATTGAGACAGTTGAAATTCTTCTTGGAGCATTTGCTCTGAAACTTGCAGGCAAACTGTTAACAGGGAAACTTCTCAAGGAGACTATTGGGAAATTAATAGGAGCGAAATTCACAGCCGCTTTTGGTCAAACAGCGGTAAAATCATTGCTATCATATGCAATTCCTATTTCACTTGCTGTAGTAGTGGCAACGTTATCTTTTACGGTTGGAAAAGATAGCATAAAAAAAGATGTTAATAATTTAAAAAAAGCGTATGAAAAAGGCGGTTTTCTGCAATATTTTCAGGAAAGTTTTAAACAACTTCTTAATCCGTTTGAATGGATTAATGCATATGGCGGTGGAGTTTTGAGCCATGATACTGTGATGGACAAATTAGGCATTGGAAATGGAATGAATGTTGATGAATTTGTCAAAAATCTGCCTAAAAAGGAAGATTACAAATCATTAGATGATTTCCAAAAAGCATTAAATGAGTTCAATGATAATATGCCTAATAAATTAAATGTACCTGACAGCTTTGATCTAAAGGCGTGGATAGATGAATGGAAGAATATAAACGGATTAGATGATGTAGATTTACGAGCAGATGTCGTCCTTCCAAATTTACAGGAGAAGATTTCCGAGTTCAAAGACAATGTCAAAGAATGGTGGGGATTGAATGTAGAACTACCCGTTCGCAATAAATTAACAACAACTTTAGAGGATGTTTCTTCATGGTGGGAAGATGTAAAAGAATATTGGGGAGAAAAAAAGCTTTCAATACAGACAGAAATAGGAGAAATAAAAGGTAAAATAGAAGAAAAGTGGAATGAAGCCTTAACTTACATTCAGGAGAATATTTTCCCGTGGTTCACAAAAGAAAAGTGGATGGAAGTAGGAAATGGAATAAAAGAGGGATTATCTGCTAAATGGGATGAGTTTTCCGATTGGTGGCAAAAGACAGGAATATATAACTGGTGGGAAAATCATGTAAAACCTTGGTTTACAAAAGAAAGATGGGATGAGCAGGGAGACGGAATGAAAAAAGGTCTTTCTGAAAAATGGGGCGAATTTAGTAACTGGTGGAGTACATCTGGAATTGGTTCTTGGTGGACAAATCATGTAGAACCGTATTTTACAAAAGATAATTGGACATTCAGCGGCATTTCTGACGGATTGAAGCAGGCATTTGATAATGCTGTTGCAGGAATTAAGCAGGTATGGAATAATTTTGCAACGTGGCTTAATTCAAAACTGTCTTTTTCATGGGATTCTGTAAATATTGGTGGAAAAGAAATAATTCAAGCTGGCAATATTAACCTTGGAAAAATCCCAACGTTCGCCGCAGGAGGTTTTCCAAAACAGTACAGCATGTTTATGGCAGGAGAAAACGGCGTACCGGAAATCCTTGGAACAGTTGGAGGAAAGACAGCAGTTGCTGGGGGGCAGGAGATCACAGGTATTCGTGATGCTGTATACAGTACGTCACAGCAGGAAATTGCGTTACTTAAACAACAAAATCAGTTATTGCAAGGAATCCTCGAAAAGGAATTTGGTGTAACGCAAGACCAGATAGGAAGAAGTGCTAGAAAATACGCAAGAGAATATTTTAATAGAACAGGCAGAGAGGCATATAGTTTCTAATGACAAAAACCGCCACTTGTGGTAGGATTAACCTATCACAGATGGTAGGGGGGAATGTACATGGGGATATTTTTAAAAGAACCAAATTACAATAACAAAAACAGCAAATGGGTCATTTATATTTTTATTATTGCTGTCATTTCAGCGGTAATATATGCGGGAAATGATTCGGAAAATAAAGATGAACAGGTAAACAAAATTGTAGACGAAAACACAGAGAAAATTGTAACGGAAGAGGAACAAAATTCTGAAATAAAATCGAATATCAAACCGGTAACTGCTGGATATTCTTTCGAAACAAATGATCTCAATGTTGTTGTCAATGAAATAGATACAGATTTTAAAGGTTATGACGATGAATACGGTCTAAACACTCCGCAAAACGGAATGAAATATGTTATGGTTTCGTTTACATTCCAAAATACAGGTGGCTCGGATAAATATGTTGGAGTAGATGCTTTTCATTGTTATGCTGATGATGAATTATGCGATCAAGTATATACATTGGATGACAAGGATTTCTTTAATGTAAATCTATCTTCTGGCAGAAAGGTTTCTTTTAATACATATTATTCTGTTCCTGTATCAGTACAATCAATAGAACTGGAGTACGAAACAAACATTTGGACTGATGAAAAAGAAATTATTAAGATACAGTAATTGAAGATTACATAAGAACCTTATAGGGGGAATTTTACATGGAAGATAAAAGCATCGAGCAAGAACTGATCGAGTGCAGGGAACAGTTGAGAAAAGCAAACGAACAAATAGAAATTCTTGAATACAGGATTGAGAAAAATAAGAAAGAATACGATTGGGAACTTAGGGAGACAAGTAAAAGTATAAAACAGGTTACTGACAAAAATCTAGAATTATTTGACAGAGAATCAAGTGCGCTTATTCATGCGGACGAGTTAGAAAAAGAAGTACATTTGCTTAGAAAGGAAAAGAAAGAATGTGAAAAGAAGATACGAAAATTGGAAGAGGAAAATGAAAAACTTAAGGAAGAATTGATAAAACTTGAAGAAAGAAAAAACTTTAGCAACGATCCACAATGGAAAGTGCTTAAAAGTGCAGGAAAACAGAAAGCACATAGTTGAGACTTTTGTTTGACAAACACACATAGAAAATATATAATTTCAATAATTAAAAATCACGCAGGTAAGACCTAAAGAATTTAGGACGTCCTGCAAGCCTATGAGGAATAGGTGCGGATTCGTGACCGCCAGAGATTGGAGAGATTCAGTCTTTGGTGGTCTTTTTGTTTGAAAATTCATCCAAATGGATTGAATATATAGCGTGTAACTCCTGTTAGGGTATGTTCCTAACGCACGTGAATTTAAAGGTTGAGCCTTGCGAAATGTAAGGCTCGGAAATTTAGGAGATAGAAAGTATGGCATATACAGCTCTTGCAACTAAAGTTAAGGAAAATAACATTGAAGTTTTTAATAATCCAGAACTTGGATTTTCAGCACGAACAATGTTAAATGAGGACGGAAGTATTTCTATCAATGCAGAGGATACAGCTAGAGGATTTGGCTGGACACAGGAAAAGAACGGAAAAACATATGTAAGATGGGAGACGATGAATGGATATTGTATAGAGTTTGGATTTTCCCAACTTGTTGGGAAAGACGATTATATCCCAGAACCGCTTTTTTATCGCCTTGGTATGAAAGCAAGCAACAAAACGGCGGACAAGTTCCAGAACTGGCTCGCAATGGAAGTCATTCCAAGCATCCGGAAATATGGTATGTATGCTACGGATAAGGTAATTGATAATATTTTAAGCAATCCAGACTTTGGTATTAAGATATTGACGGAGCTGAAAGAAGAAAGAATTGCTAGAATAGCAGCGGAAGAAGAAAAGGAAAAGTTACAACAGGAACTTGATTATAGCAAAAACTGGTATTCTATTAAGCGTGTTGCAGCAATGAACGGTGTGGACTGGAAAACATTTAATTGGCGAAAACTCAAAGAAAAGAGCATTGAACTTGGATATGGCGTGAAAAAGATTTTTGATGCAAATTATGGAGAGGTAAATACCTATCATAGGGATGTTTGGGAAGCAGCATACCCGGAGTATGAAATTTAGGAGGGATTTTATGAACAAATTAGAAATCAGGATTACATATGGGAACACGGAAGTAATTCACACACCGGAGAAAATTGTGATTAAATCGCCCAATATCGAAGTAATTACAAAATAGATCAAGAAAAAGAAGTGGCATCTATCAAATTGGTGGTAGGTGCTATTTTTATACCTATTTTCAGGAGAATAGCCATGAAAAAATATAAACCAATAGACTGGAGCAAGTGCCCGGAAAGTCGCACACCAATAGGAAATCCGAATAATTGCTTTGTCGCGGATATTCTGCCGGATGGAAAAACTGAAATTTTATTTTTAAGTGATGATAACGGTGTTCGTATTTGTGAATCTGAAAGAGTAACTTGATTGGAGGTGGTCGCATGGCGTACAGCGGATGGCTTTTAAAGATTGGAAATTACATAGTGCCAATGTCTTTTATGAAAGCGGAATCATATAGTCCATATGTCAATATGCAGGATTTAGATGATTATACGGATGCCAATGGTTATCTGCATAGAAATGCCGTGGAATTAAAGGCATTAAAGGTTGAGTTTGAAACACGGGCTATGCTGACAAATAAGACTTTCAATGAGGTTTTAAATAATATCAGAAGCCAGTTCACAAATGCGACAGGGAGAGCCTGCTATATCACAGCGTATATCCCCGAATATGACGATTATGTGACGCAGTATGGCTATATGGCAGATTTTCAGCCTACGATATACGGAACATATGATGGGATAATTCGTTACAATTCAGTTCGACTTGCTTTCATAGGGGGTGTGTATGGTGGTTAATTATAAATATGGCGATTTGTTCAAAAAAGATACGGTCGATAAGCAATTATCCATCGTATCTGATGACGGAAAAATCAATATCACAAATACAGAACTACACCAAGAAAAATTCGAATTGACAGAAAGTTTGTGTTCGGAACAGGAATTGACGTTTGGTTCGTGTGAAGCTGCCATGATTAAATTTACGGTGTCAAATACATTTTTGCCAATGAAGGGCAGATGGATGACAGTAAGGATGTCTCTTGGTGGACATGCAGATATCCCGTTCCAGTTCGGACGATATAAGGTTGATTCTGATACGCCCACGGCAGACAGGACGTGCCGTGATGTGGTTGCATATGATGCCCTTTATGACATTTTAAATGCAGATGTGGCAGCATGGTATAACACTGTCTTTCCATCCCATAAAGAGCAGCAGAAAGATAAAGATGGAAAAACTACGACTGTTACAGTTTATGATCCGGTCACAATGAAGCAATTCCGGGATAGTTTTTTTAAGCACTTCGGGATTGAGCAGGCTGACATTATACTGGTTAATGACGGCATGTCTATTGAAAAAACAGTTGCGGTCACGCCATCCAGTGAGACAAGTTCTGATACAGAGGAATCGAGCACCATAGGCGAATCCGTGAGCGGCAAGGAAGTGTTGTCCTGCATTTGTGAGATCAATGGCTGTATGGGGCACATGGGGCGCGACGGGAAGTTTCATTATATTTATCTGGAACAGGAGATACAGGGATTATATCCGAGAAATGACCTTTATCCGGCAGATGATCTGTTTCCGCGCGATCCAAAGAGTACGCAGATAGGAAAAGGATTCTATGTTACTGCCACATATGAAGATTATCTTGTCAAAACCATTAATAAACTTCAGATCAGGGAGCAGAAGAATGATATTGGCGTGATCGTAGGCACCGGAGACAATGCCTATGTGATCGAGGATAATTTTCTTGTCTATGGTAAAGGAACGAAAGAATTAAAAAGCATTGCAAACAATGTTCTTTCAAAGATCAGGGGGATTGTTTATCGCCCGTTTACGGCAGACTGCAAAGGAAATCCGTGCCTTGAGGTCGGGGATGCAGTGCGGCTGCCGACCAGATATGAACTGATTGAGTCCTATATTCTGAAAAGAACCCTGAAAGGTATACAGGCTTTGCGTGATGATTTGGAAGCGGATGGGGAAGAGTACCGGACAAACGGGGCGAACGGAATACAGAAAAGTATTTTAAAGCTCAAAGGCAAGAGCAATGTGTTGGAGCGAACCATTGAAAAGACACAGAGCACGATAACTGATGTTGAGAAGGGATTGCAGTCACAGATCACGCAGACCGCAACCGAAATTCGCACAGAAGTTAAAAATACAACGGATGGTTTATCATCGAGAATCACGCAAAATGCGAGCAGTATTACAGCAGAAGTTAAAAGGGCACAGGGACAGGAAATTGAACTTGCAGCAGCTATTAAAATTAATGAGGACAAGATTACAGCGGAAGTTACGAGAGCAAGCGAAGCAGAGGGCGATTTGTCCGGAAATATAGAGGTGACCGCAACTAAGATACGGTCAGAAGTCAGTGCTTCTTTAACAGTATGGGATACCGAAGATTATGACGTTACACATTGTGGTTTCGGGAATCCACAAAATACATACCCTGCATCTTCGTATTATTCTGGACACAGTTTTTTGGATCAGAAGACTGGAAAGTTTTATGGTTGCGAACCAGATGGTGGAATAAGCAGTGGAAAATACAAATGGACTCTGATAAAGAAATTTAAGCAGCTTTCATCGAGTGCGTCCAGTACGATTACGCAGTCATCAAAGCAGATCAGCTTGAAAGTATCAAAAGACAGCGTCATTTCAGAAATCAACCAGTCAGCCGAGGGTATCAAAATTAAAGCAAAACTGCTTGAATTAAAAGGTTCTATGGAAATGACCGGGGGATATATGCATATTCAAGCGGAAGAGTCTGTAGAAAACCTTATTGAATTTAAACGCAGTGGAACACTTGTACAGATGGGAACGGATGGATTTCGAACAGTGGAAGGGACGCTTGAAAGTCCTGTTCATAAATGTACGGTTCAATATAATCAGGTTTCATTGCATAAAGGCGCAAACGATAATGACCACATGATGATCCATTTAGACGGAGATACCGGAGTAGGTGGATTCAGAGGTGGAGTAATTAATGGATCTGACAAAAGAATAAAAAACACAATTTTAGATTTAAGCAAAAAGCAATCATCTGAGTTTATTTATTCTTTAAGAGCAAAATCGTATCGTTATAATTTCGAAAAAGATGGGTTCCATCATGGATTTATTGCACAGGATGTTTTGAAAAGAGCGGAAAAAGGGTGGAATATTTGTCCAAAAACGTTTTCAGACAGCAATGGGAAAAAGTATTACGGACTGAAATATACGGAACTGATTGCTGATCTGGTTGCCACAGTGCAGTTGCAGCATGACGAGATAGAACAGTTAAAGGAAAAGGTGGAAAATCTATGATAAATGCAAAAATTCGGGAATTTGAAAACGACATTATAAATTATGCAAATTTGTGTGAGGATGTCCCAATCGAAGCTAAGTACCTAGTGTTTAAGGATATTCTGCAGCAGATTAAGGAAGAAGCAAACAGACATGTTATAGCCGAACGGGAGCAGATGAAGCTTGCAAAGGAAAGGGAGAGTGAGGACCATGAACAAAGCGCATAGTGCTATTAATTGGGAGAATTACCCGAGTGATGAAACACCGCTTAATGAAAGCAATCTTAACAAAATGGACGCAGCTATTGGCGTTATTGATGATCGTGTAATCACTCTTGATACCACAAAAGCCACGAAAACAGAGGTAGCAACTCTTGTTGCAGACGTGACATTCGAGGAATCGACGGGAATTATCACAATCACGAAAAAGAACGGTTCCAAAGTTATGATCGATACGCAGATGGAGAAGATCGCGATCAACTTCGATTATAACCCGACTACACAGCAGATTATTTTGACTCTGATCGATGGTACGAAGCAGTACATAGACCTGTCTGCACTGATTACACAGTATGAGTTCCTTAATTCTGATACGGTAGCTTTTTATATTGATAAGGATGGAAAAGTGTCTGCCATCGTCAAAGAGGGTAGCATCGAGGAAAAACACTTGGAGCCAAACTATCTTGCAAAAATTAAGGTGGAAGTAGCAAAGGCAGAGTCAAGCCAGCAGGCAGCGGCAATGTCTGAAATAAACGCCAAAGCAAGTGAGAATGCCGCAAAAGCCAGTGAAACAGCTGCAAAAAAATCAGAGGACAATGCCAAGGCGTCCGAGACAGCGGCAGCGAAGTCAGCTACGGCGGCAGCGGCATCCGAAAGCAACGCAAAAGTCAGTGAGACATCCGCCAGTGAATCATCCGCCACAGCCACGGAGAAAGCATCGTCCGCCAGTCAGTCAGCTGATACAGCAGCCGAAAAAGCAGATATTGCAACTCAAAAGGCTGCGGAGATCATCGGTAAAGCGGAATCTGCAGAAGAAAGTGCAACCAAGGCACAGAGTTATGCTGTTGGTGGTACAGGAAGCAGAGAGGGCGAGGATTCTGACAATGCCAAGTATTACTATCAGCAGGCAAAAGATGTATCAGAAGGACTTAAAGGTGGATTGCAGCCACACGGAACAGTTGCATTTGCAGATCTTCCGGCACTTGCGGATGTTAGCACAGGGTGGATGTTCAATATTTCAGACGAATTTACGACCACCGCAGATTTTAAAGAGGGAGCGGGCAGTACAGTTCCGGCGGGAGCAAACATTTACAAAACATCAGATGAAAAGTGGGATGTGCTTGCCGGAACTCCAGTTACCGGAATCAAAGGTGTAAATGAAGATTCTTTCCGTCGTGGAAATGTAGTGCTTACGGCAAAAGATGTTGGCGCAGTGTCAACCGGGGGAGATACAGCAGAGAATACCACAGCATTTACAGCAGCATCCGCAAGAGAAAATCTCAAAAGTGGAGAAAAGCATAGTATTTTGTTCGGGAAAATCGCAAAGTGGTTTGCAGATCTGAAAGCAGTTGCTTTTAGCGGCAGTTATAATGATTTGAGCAATAAACCAACTATACCAACTGTAATCAATAATAACACAACAACTGTAGCAGGGTATGCACTTGATGCAAGGCAGGCAAATCCGAATGTATCAGGGAGCATGGCGGCTCAGATGAAGAGTAATTATGAACCCAAATTACAAATAGTCAGTGCCGCAAGCACTGCCGCTGGGTTAGGAGCAGGAGCAACCAGAACAGATACAATTAGTATTACAATTCCAACAGGCTATTCATTTACGGGATTTGTAATTTGCGATTATAATAACAATTCCGGAAAAACTTTAACCACTATTCAAACTGTAACAGTATCAGGTTCAAATGTAACTGTATTAGTACTGTTATATAATACGTCGTCCGGGAAAAGTAATACACTTGCCAGAGTAAAAGCACTTATGGTCAAGAATATTTAGTAAAAGGAAGAAATATGTTATGAAATTAAAAACAACAAAAAATACTTTAACAATTAATAACATCAATTATGTTGATGGAAAACTGAATGTCGAATTTACAGGCAACCAAACCTGTGAGGAGCTGCAGGACGCTTTTTCGGATAAGGAAGAACTTGCAGTGTTAAAAATTTACACTGACGAGGATGCGTTGACATCGGTTATTCCTGGATATGTAGTCTTAGAGCAGATTATTTTACAGAAAGACATAAAAACGGTTGTACTGGCGAAAGAAGCAGATGATACCGAACAGCGAATAACGGCTGTATCGGAGAATCTGGCTGAAAACGCTGCACAAACAGCAGAAAATACAGACAGCATTGATAAACAGAGAGCAGATATTGATTACATGGCAATGCAGATGGAGGTGAGCCTGGATGAGTAAGAAATATGAAAAAGTAAAAAATTACTATGACAAAGGACTGTGGAATGAGAACCGTGTACATAATGCTGTAGGTAAATGGATCACGTCGGAGGAATATGAGCAGATCACAGGGAAAGTATACACAGAAGATGTGGATGCCTGATGAGACAGACAGAAAACTATGAATTTAATATTCTGGAAGAAAATGAGTTCTACGATGCGGAACTGGAAAATGAAAATTGAAGAAAGTTAGATGCTGCGCTTAAGGAGATCAGCGATAAGCTATGCAGTAAAGACAACTGAATAATCCAAAGCGCCTAAGAGCCGATTACATGACCGTGTGTTGTGTAGCCGGCTCTTTTGCATAAAGCCTACGGGCAGAAAGGAAAATTATTCACTTAAAATTCATCACAGATAACTGGCAGATGCATAATTTTCAACCAGTAATTAATTTTTTAACAAAATTTAAACTAATCAATCGACATTCTGTGACAATAAGAAATTTACCTGTCGAAACTTGCGACCGAAAGAAATTGAATGTTTACGGGAAAATTTGTAAAATAAAATTGTCCGATAAGGGCACTTCAAGTTCTGGCTGAGGGGCGGGATAAGGCGTTTTCTTGTCCCTCAACTACAAACGAGTTTGTAATTTGTAGCAATTTGTCAAATGGGGTTGACGATACCGAACATAAGTTCTATAATTTATGTATCGCTATCGAAAGTGCGGAATGATTGGAGGAAATCAATATGGGGGAAAATGATTGTAATGAAGCCAAAGCGTTTTACAAACAAAAAATAACTGAAATGGTCGCGAATTGTGACAATGAAGAGTGGTTAAAACTCATTTATATATATGTCAAAAGATTATTAGAATAGAAGAAAAGCCAAGGGTTTGCGCATTGCCCTTGGCTTTTCTTTATTCTTCTTGGCTTTGATTTGCGATTGAATCAATGAATTTCTCCAATGCATTCCATCCGGTATCATCCAGTTTGGATAATGCCGTGATTAAACGTTTTTTAAAATCTGAATCTTCACATTTTAAAACATCAATAAGCATCTCGTTTATTTGTTCATTTTTGGTTTTCGGAATAAACATTTCTCCGTTGCCTGTCCGCAACCATTTTTCATTGACATCATACAGGGAACATAAGACTTTAATAGACTGGTCGGATAAGTTGCGCTGTCCGTTCTCTATCAAAGAAATATAATTTCTCGTTAATCCAAGATCTTTCCCAAATTCATCTTGGCTCTTTCCCAAGTGTTCCCGTAATGCTTTAATACGGTCTTTCAAGTTTATCACCTCTTTTCCACAAATAAAATATACCATGAACTGCTAACAATGTCAACAAAAAGGTATTGACAATGCTAACAATGTATGATAATGTATGCTTACAAGGTCAACATACACAAGTAACAAAGTATGATGACAAATAAATTATGAAAGGAGTGATACAGTGAGTAAAATCAAGGCTCATGCAGTTGCATTTTTTAATAAGCATTTTGTTAAGTGGAAATTTTTACAGAGTATATTTGTTATTCCATTCCAGAAGGATGGGAAGATGTATCTGCACATTTCACAAGTATGTGAAGATGGAACGAGAGTGGTAAAAAGAACGTTCCTCATTGAGCATCTGGTTGATGATAACTTGGCGGTTACGAACCAAACGCTCGCAGAGGAAGAAAGAGTGTTTAAAAATCCTGCATTATTTTAATCCATGTAGTATATCCGCACTCTTTGCATTCTGGTAGCATTTCGCCTTGCTTTACAGTGACGATTCCCTTTTTATTTTCGCCACCGCATTGCATACATACATATGTTCCTTTATCTGCAAACTCATATGTAGCAAATGTTTCAGAATAACCATTATCCATATTATCACCGCCTTTCCTTATTTAATAAGGAAATTATATCACAGGGAGAAAGGAAGTGAATACATGAGCGAACAGGAAAAGAAAGTTGTAGAAAAGTTGAAAGACGCGATTCCCAAAATGAACGATTTTCAGAAAGGATATGTTCTGGGAATGGTCGAGGGTTCAGCAAGCAAGGCAACCAGTGAAGAAACTGGGAACTCAAAAACGAAAGAATAAGAAGAACTGAATATTGAGATAGTTGAGAAATATGTCGAAATTTGCAGATTAAATGTGTTTGTAACACAGGAAATCAGTTGATACAATTAATATGCGACGGCGGCAGGAAATGAGTTACATTATTGCTTTATTTTCCGCATCATCTTTAGTATTTTATTTAATCTCTTTTGTACTTTTTTAAATCCTTTGTATAGGTCGATTGTCATGGATGTTACGGTTAGAATTATGAAGAAGTCGTAACCGGTAACACGCCATGCCAATAATGAGATAAGTATACTAACGATTTTCATGATAACAGTTCCTTTCATGATGGCCGCCGCCGTACATTAATTGTATCAACAAAGCAAAATAGAGACAACCAGTATTTTCCAACTATCAAGCGGTAGTTGGATTTTTTATTGCAAAAATCCGGAAAGGAGAAGAATGAATGAACAATTTAGAAACAACCAAAATGCAGACACCAATCGAAATTGCACTTGGTGTCGATGAAGACGGAATGACCACCGCAAGAAAGCTGTATGCGTTCTTGGAATTGGCGCAGGGACAGTTTTCAAGATGGGCGAAATCAAACATTGTTGATAATGAATTTGCCACTGAAAATGAGGATTACTGGGGGTTCGACATTAATGTCGAGGGTAACAAAACGCAGGATTACAAACTCACATCCCATTTTGCAAAGAAACTTTCTATGAAAGGGAATGGAGCGAAAGCAGAAGAAGCACGAGATTATTTCACGACCTTGGAAGAACGTGTGAAACAAAAGGTAATCGACCTCAATCAGTTATCACCGGAGTTGCAGATGTTCCAGAAGATTTTCAATTCTGTAGCGGAACAGCAGTTGGAACAGAAACGGCAGGCGGAACAACTGAACCATGTGGAACAAAGAGTTGAGAGCATCCGAGAAGTGGTTGCACTTGATACAACATCATGGCGTGATGATACCGGAAACATTCTGCGGAAAATCAGTATGGAGCTTGGCGGCGGACAGGCATATAGCCAAGTAAGAGCCGAAAGCTACGAACTGTTGTCAAAGCGGATGGGTGTAAATCTGAAACAGAGACTTACGAATAAGCGCAGGAGAATGGCTGATGAAGGTATCTGTAAATCGACCAGAGACAAATTATCCTATGTGGATATTATCGCAGAGGACAAGAAGCTGATCGAGGGATATACAGCTATTGTAAAGGAAATGGCAATCAGATACGGAGTTGGAAAGGATTAACAGGAGGTATTCATGGATAGACAGATGAACATTGCATTAAGAAAGACATTAGATCAGATCGGCGTAAAACATAGCCTTAAGGGTTACGGTTACATAATCAGTGCGGTTGAGAAATGTCTTGAAAACAGAAGTAAACTTATCAACGTTATTAAAGGACTCTATACTGAAATCGCAGAAGAAAACGGCGATACAGTCTGGAGAGTAGAAAGATCAATCCGGCACGCGATAGAAGTTACTTGGACAAATGGCAATACAAATGCAATCAACAAAATTTTTGGCTATACGGTTTCAGTGGAAAAAGGAAAGCCGACCAAAGCTGAATGATTCCCAATCAAAGCAATAGCATAAGCTATTTGCGCCTATTTTAGCATAAGAAAAGGAGAAATTCAAATATGAGAGCAGAAAACAATAAAGTGGAATTTACAGGAACGATTATCACAGAGCCGGAATTTAACCATGAGGTGTTTGGAGAGGGATTTTATAATATGCACCTCAAAGTGGATAGATTAAGTGGGACGGCTGATATTATCCCATTAATTATTTCAGAGAGATTAATCAATCTGAATGATAAATACACGGGCACTGCCGTTAATGTTTCCGGTGTGTATAGTTCTTATAACAAACATGAGGAAAAGAGAAATCGTCTGTTATTATATGTATTCGTCTGTGAAATTGAAAAAGCGAATCCGGGAGAGCATACAGATTTGAACAAAATCCAGCTTGACGGATATGTATGCAAAGAACCGATTTACAGGAAAACTCCGCTTGGAAGAGAAATTGCAGATTTATTAATCGCAGTCAATCGTTCCTACGGAAAATCAGATTATATCCCATGTGTTGTTTGGGGTAGAAATGCAAGATTTGTTGGTCAGTTGGAAGTAGGAACTCATATTGAGATCAATGGACGCATTCAGAGCCGCGGATATATTAAGAAATATGAAGATGGAACAGAAGAGCAGAGAACAGCATATGAGGTGTCTGTGAGCAAAATTAATGTATTAGAGGAGGAAAATTAAGATGGCAGAAAATACCGTTACAATTTCCGTTGAGGAATATGCAGATCTGGTTGCATGCAGGACAAAGTTACATACAGCCTGCAGACTGATAGCAAATGAGCACAGAAAAGATGTTGAGCTGCTTGGTTCAAAGTCAACATCAATCAATTCGGAACTGATTGAAACTGCACTTGGATATGTTGAAGATAAAAAACTTCTTGATGCGGAATTTCAGAAATATAGAGAGAAAAAGGAGCGTGAAGCAGAATGAGAATGATTTTAAAGTCGTTACATCTTGAAAATTTCAAGGGAATCAAAAACCTTGATGTAAATTTTTCAGACAAGACAAAGATTAAAGGACAGAATGCAGCAGGAAAGACAACCATATTCGATGCGTTCACATGGCTTCTGTTTAACAAGAACAGTGCCGGAGAGGAAAAGTTCAATGTCAGACCGTTGGATAAGGACGGAAACCGCATTGATAACGTAGAAATTAAGGTTGTAGCGGTTCTGGATGTAGATGGTAAGGAAGTAGAGCTTTCCAAAGTGCAGAAGCAGAATTGGGTTAAGAAACGTGGTACTGATACTGTTGCATTGCAGGGAAATGTCAATTCATTCGAAATTGACGGTTATCCAAAAAGTGAAGCTGATTTCAAGGATTATGTTTCCGGTCTGGCACAGAGCGAGGAAATGTTTAAGATGCTGACTAATCCACAGTATTTTTCTTCTCTGAAATGGAAAGACCAAAGAGATATTCTGATGAAACTTGTTTCAGAAACATCAGATGTGGAATTGGCAAAGACGGATGGCAAGTATGCACCACTGATTAATGAATTGGAGAAAGCACCGTCCACAGATGATATCCGTGCTAAGTTTTCCAAAGCGTTATCCGGGTGGAAGAAGAAGCAGGCTGAAATTCCGGTGCGCATTGATGAAGCCGAGAAATCCAAGATTGATGTGGATGTGGCAGAACAGGAGCTTGCAAAGGTGGATCTGGTAAGAAGAATCGCTGAATGTGGCAAGAAAATGGAGAATGCCGGTAGCGCGTTGGGCGATTTAAGAAGTAAGGAAATGCAGTTACAGTTTGACATGTCCGGCATGGAACAGACGATGAATCGCGAGTTATCAAACAAAAGAAGCATCATGGATGCTGAATTGCGTGATTGTAAAAATGAGTTAGAACATTTTGCGGTTACGATTTCTTTGAAAGAGAAACAGATTTCTGATAACGAAAAAACTATCACTGATGCGGATGCAGAGCGGAAGAAACTGGGCGAACAGTATAATTCTGAGAAAGCCAAGGTGTTTGATGAAACTCCGTATCTCTTTGATGAATCCAAGTGGATATTCGATGAATCTACAACGGTTTGTTCCTTATGCGGTCAGAAGTTACCGGCTGATAAGATTGAGCAGTTAAAGGCTGATTTTGAAGAAAGAAAGACAAAAGCCAAGGCAGATGCAAAGCGGAAACTAAGTGATTCAAAAAGTGACTTTATTACCCAGAAAGAATCCAACTTGGAAGAAATCAAGGCATATGGGTTTGCGAAGAAAAATCTTATCGAGGAACTGACAAAGAAAAATGCTGATCTGCAAATGGAAATAGATTCCTTAAAGAAACAGGAGCAGGGGACTTTTACGAATAAAGAGGAACTTTGCAAACTGTTATCCGAGATCCCAGAAGAAGCTGACTATTCGCAGAATGAGGAATATGTGAAGCTGAAAGCAGAACATGACAAGATTCTTGCTGATATTGCCAAGTTGGAATCCGAGGGCGCAGACAAGGTTGTTACTGATTTAAAAGCCGAGAAAGCCGATCTGCAGAGCCAACTTGACGAAGTGAATAAGGTTATTACGCAGGCGGCTAACAATGTGGCGATTGATGATCGTATCGAAACGCTTCGTGACGAGCAGAAAGAAATCGGGCAGAAAGTTGCGGACCAGGAACAGATGCTTTACCTCTTGGAAGAGTTCATTCGTTTCAAGCTGGATAAGATTTCAGAATCTATCAACAGCCATTTCAAGACAGTTAATTTCAAACTCTTTGAAATGCAGTTAAATGGCGGCATGAAAGATTGCTGTGAGTGTACTGTAAATGGCGTTCCGTATTCGACTTTGAACAGCGGTCACAGAATTGTAGCCGGACTTGATATTATCCGTTCTCTTAGCGAATTGTACGGTGTGAGCGTGCCGATTTTCGTAGATAACGCCGAATCGCTGAATGAGTTCAATGTGCCGGATATGGATACGCAGTTAATCCTTTTGAGTGTATCAGCGGACAAGCAGTTGAAAGTGGATACTATGTGATATGGACTATCAAATAAATGAAAAGGCAATCGAAATCATTGACAAATACATGAAAGCAGGAGAGCCACTTGATCTTGGTACTGAAAGATTTTGTATTGATACATTCAAAGATATGTGTGAAGAAGTGTTTCGTAAGAAATGTGTTATGTGCTTGGTACATAGAAAGGGAGAAGAACACATGTTTACCAAGTGGGATGCGAAATACGACACCTATTTTCAAGGTAACACATGGTACTTGCTTTCAAGTTTTAACGGCAGATGCGGTTTCGGATATCGGTACTTCTTGAAAGCTAGTTGCGAATTATATTTTGAAAAGCACGCAAGGCAGATAATAAGCCTGTTTCTTTCGGAAAGTTACAACAGTATCGAAGATGCAATACTTAAAACCGACTGTTTTTTAGAACTTTGGAATGTATTTGAAAGATGGTTTGATGATAGGAGAAATAAATTCATGGAGAATATGAAAGCAGATATTGAAGAAATCCGGAGAATTTCAGTAAGGAAAACACCGCAATCACATGGTGGTGTGGCTAATCTGCTGAAAGTTTTGACAAAGACGATGGAAAAGCAAGGCTCTGATATTGCGAGTATTGCAAAGGTGCAATATGCGGTATGCGTGCAGGCAGGAATCTATATTCCGGACGAGTTCATCAGAGACGTTGCAGTTACATTGGACATGGAAATTGATGGTAAAGAAAGCGAGGTGTCAGAATGAACTATATCAAAGCAAAGTATACAATACCAGGTCGTAGCTACACATTTAAGACCGAGGATTCCGTGAAAGCCGGTGATACGGTTTTAAATGCCAAAGGTGCAAAGCTAACAGTTACAGATGAAACCGTGGATATGAAGTGGGTGGAAACCTACGGCGCTGATAAGGTGGCGATTATGAAGAAATGTGAGGAAAGCGAGGAAAAGCAGTGAAACTTTATTTTTATGGACTTAATTCGGACGGAATCTCCGTCACAGAAGTGGAAGTGATTGAAAAACCAAAGACATATTATCCAGTTGATAAGAAAAGAGGTTTTCCAAATTACATGAGCTTTGTTAGAAAAGAGGACGAAGGGAAAATTACTGGCTATTATGAAAGTATTTTCCTTACAAAGCCGAATTTCGATTATGCAAAGGAAAAGTTTAGAGAAGCCGCAGAAAAGGAACTTAAATCGGCAAAAGAAAAGTTTGAAATAGAAGAAAACAAATTAAAAATCATCATGGAAAGCGAGGAAAAATAATTATGGCAGAAACAAAGAAACAGGAAGTTGCAGTTAAGCAGGAAATGAA